GCATCGATAGAGTCTCCAAGGGCCTCAATAGCCGTAGCTCCATCTTTGACCAAATCGGTCGAAGTAGGTACAGGCCAGTTAAAATTAGGGGTAACCGTTGCCATTATGTCAAACCTCCAAATGCGTTTTCCCACTCAAGTGTAGCGTTTACACCTGTCCAAATCAGGCTAGGCGGGCTTACTGTGTCCCATTGTGGCGCGACCAATGAGAAATCTGTAGGGCTCAAGGTAAGCGTTATGTCTACAAACTGAGGCGTAGCCCTAATAGCAAAGCCCTCTAAAAAGCCGTTAAAGGATCCGTTAAACATATTGATAGGTAAATCGCTAATAACAATAGGCTCACCAAAAAATACATTTATGAGCTTGTTTCGCTCTGCATCCGGTAAATCTGCGTTATCTAATCTAAAAGTAATGGCCTGTAGCTGCTCACGTGGGATAGCCCGGAGCCCTAGCTCGCGATCCATTACATCGTTTACATCGCTTAAGTTATGCAGGTTAGAGCTTACGCTGCGCTGATAGCGGCCATAGTTAGCGATCGAGTCGGCATCTAAAGCAGTTGCCTGATTATTGTAATTATTACCATAGTTAAATACGAGCGAGTTACGGATCTTGCCTATTTGTAAAATTGACTTAACGCTCGACGGGATAGCGTAATTAGCCGAAATAGTCGTATAGCCGTTAGCCGATAGGTAGGCCGTACGATGATCGGCATCGGCGTAACAGACTCGCCCAGCCTTGTCCTCATACATATTACCGAGCGCGCTTTGTGCGATCTGCGCGCATAGGTTATAGCTGCTAAACGGATCAGCTGAGCGAGATATCATCTCGTAGAGGCCCGGTTGATCGATCTCGCCAAGGCCTACGTTTTCAGCGTTAGCCCACGTAGTCGTAGGGTCGTAGTCCTGCCATTGTAAAGCCGGTGCTACCTCAAACCAGCTATTAATAAGTAGCTCGTTAAGGATGTCGAAAATCTGATTGCCATCCTCAGTTTTAGGCAAAGCATCCGGGAACAGGGCTTTAGTCAATTTAGCCAAGGATCCTACGGCCAATATATTACCGATTGTTATAAAGCCGACTTCCTCAGGCGAGCGTACCGAGATACCAAAATCGGATACCGTGCCGCCGAAAACAGGCACGTAAGTACCGGAGCTATTCTTTAGCTCTAGGGTAAGGCTATCGGTAACGTCAATATCAAAGGCCGAGTTATCTATATTTACGATCTCCATACGAGCATAGCCCGCGTTGCATTGTAGGTCTACGTCATCGCGACCAGTTGCCATATTTACGCTTAGCACGTTTGTATACTCAGTCGTGCCTACGATTATTTTCCACTCTGGGAGCCAAGTACTCACGCTATCGTATAGTCTCCGGAGCCTCTATTGACTGAGGTTCCTCTATAGGTTGATTGATTAAGTACGTCCTCAACAGCTCGAGCGATAGCCTCAGGATCGCCTAAGCCTGCCTCGATCTTAATATTATATGTAGCAGGGTATCCGCCGCCGTAATTCATCGTAGGGCTATATCCGCCTAGATCGCCTTTTTGATCCTCGGTCAAAGTAGGGAACAAGTCAAAGATAGTTACATCTTTTTTTAGTCCTTTAGTAGCTTCGGCCATTTTTTCAACAGTATCTATAATCGTACTCTTAGGGATAAGTGACCCTACGCCGCTCGAGGTAAGACCTCCGGTGTTACCGCCTGTACCTACCTTGCCTAACAAAGCTATGTAATCTTGCAGCGCCTTTAGACGTGCATCATCGGCCGCCTTTTGTGCCTTGGCTACCCGGTCAATCATCGATAACTCGGCAGACTCACGTAATAACGTGGCAGTAGTAGCGGCGCTCGTAGTCTTACTTAGAGAGGCAAGGCGCGCTATCTCGGTTAGTTGGATCTGTACGCGCTCGCTGTAACTCTCTTTAGCTGCTAACTGGCCCGCGGCAGTAATGGCGGCGTTATATTTCTTAAACGCTTCCTCCCGGGCTATCTCTTTATCAGCCTCAGCCATTTTAGATTTATTAATAGCTGTAAGTTCATTAAGCAACTGAGTGTTAATCGCTAAGAGCGAGGCATCGCTGATTTCTTTAATGCCTGCTAGTTTGGCTAGGTCTGCGTTCTTTTGCAGCGCGGCTAGTTCGCCTATTTTCTTTAGCGCTAAATCGCCGTTATCCTCCTCAATAGCGATAAGGGCCTCCAGGCGCAGGCGTGTCTCTTTGTCATAAGTAGCCTTAAGAGCCGCAGCTAGTGAAACGCGGGTAGTATCAAAAACAGCGGCAGCCTTAGATAAAGCTAATTTATTTTTTTCCGCTATAGCTTGTTTTCTTTGTAGTGCTAATAACTCTTTAGCTCGCTTAGCCGCATCGGCTTCGGCCTTGGCTCGTGCCTTGGCATCGGCTCTTTGTGTGTCTTGATTGCCAGCCGAGAGCGAGCGATTACCAAACCCTCCGGGGATCTTGCCCGCGTTAAGGCCGTAATACTGTTGCAGGTATTCGCCAGCCTTAAGCCCTATCGTTACATCAATTAGGCCAGCTACAGCGCTACTGAGTTTATCGATCTTACTAATTGTGTCGTCTATTGTCTCGCCGCCGGATAGAGCAGTAAGCGCACCGATTAAAGATTTACCGATCTTTTCGCTAGCGTTTTCGGAGGCTATGGCGAGTTTATTCATAGAGCCGACATAGCTATCGGCGGCTACCTTGGCTTGGCCTGCGAATAATACCTGTAAACGGGACTGTACTTTCTCAAAATCTGACGATGCTAACTCGGCTTGAGTAAGGCCTAGGTTAAGAGAACGTAAGCCCTTAAAGTTACCTACATATGCTTGGCTAAGTTTTTCGCTAGTACTAGCTAAATCTTGACCAGTACCCGCAGATACATCCATAGCAAGGTTAAGCAGTTCTTGGCTCTTAGATACCGAGCCTGTTACCTGTAGCAGCTTGAGCATTGACGGCTGCAGCAGATCTCTATTTACACCCGTAGCCGCTTCTACCTTGTCGATATATTGATCGATTTCAGGCGTAGCAAAAGCCAAGCCGAGGTTACGTACAGCTGTAGTTAATTGTGCTACTTCGAGTTGCTGATCTGCAAAAGCCTTAACTGCATTTTTACCATACTGAGCTAGAGCGGCAGCCGAAAAGGTAAGCCCAAAAGCTTTAGCTAAATTCTTTACGTTTTTCTCAAAGCCACTTATCTGTTTTTGGCCTTTTGCTAAAGCCTTACCGTCAAAGGTAGTAACGGCATTAACGAATAAATCGGGTAACTTGGCCATTATGCCGCCTTCGCGTAACGGCCCTGATTAAAGCCAGCGATAGTTTTTTCAATAGCTCGTACTACGGCAGCTTGAGCCTTACCTTGATCCTCCGACCAAGCTCTAAAGATCATACGTCCACGGCTAGCGCCATCACCATACAAAGGCCCCATACGGTTAATAAAGTTAGCGCCTGCGCCTGGGTTATTAGATCGGCTTTTAGGATCTCCGCCCGGGTTTTTACGTCCAGCAGTCTCGTAAATAGCGCCGCTTGCTGAGGCGTTAGCCACGATATACATCGACGACCAGCCGTTACGGTTGCGCTTGCTAGGCGCGGCTGAGTAGTACACGCCTTTACTAGCTAGAGCTGCATCGTAGAGTGGGAACATACGTAGGCGGCCTTCGGTGTTAAGGGTTCTAAAGGCCGAGTTACGAGCTGTAATCTTTCGGCCTTTAGTTCCCTCGTTCCAGTTATACAGGTTGCCCGGTACTGGAGACGGCGCGTAGCCCCGAGCCTTGTCCCGGATGGGGATCATCACGCCTTTAATCTCTTTATTCATCTCTTTTAATAGTTCAGGATCTATTTTACGCATAGCCTTAAGAGTCTCTTTAACGCCGTCTAGTGTTACGGACATTTTTAACCTCCTCGGCTTGCTCGTTTAATACCTTTACTAACATCTTAAACATCTCTGTATCGAGATCGAGTATCGCCTGAGGCGCGACCTGTAACCGTATAGATAGCTGTGCTACTAAGTAGGTTAAAGAGCCGCGCCCTAGGCTAAAGGTTCGTCGTCTAGTACCTCAACCCTAGCCAAGGTATCTAAAAACTCTGCCCCAAACATCGGTACGGTTACTCCGGATGCTTTGAGGCACTCCCAAGCTAACCAATACACGTCGCTTTGCTTCTCGTCATCTCTAAAGGCTTTGTGAAAACCTTTTTTTGCGTAGATCTCAAAGGCGTACTCAATTCTCGGCGTGATTTGATGCTCTGTTACCTCGCCTGTAGCCCTTGTTATTTTGAGTCGTGCCATTTGTTTAGCCCCTTTTCTTTTTTATCAGGTAGTAGTAATTACGATTGGTGAGTTGCAAGTAAAAGTAATGCTCTGTGTACCGATATCTCCAACAGCGCCGTTAATATCTGTAGTGTTATTTACTAGGATAGTCGTGCTGTATAGAGGGTTAGTAGCTGAAGTAGTTGCGCTTGTCTGCTTTAGCGTGATTGGTACAGTCGTACCCCAAGCCGCCTGCAAAGTAGCGTTTACGTTAGCTGCTGCTGTATCGCTCAAAAAGTCTAGTGAGATCGTAGAAGTCTCCAAACCTTTTGTAAATTTTCTGCTAGAGTCCCCCATAGCTGTCACTTCGAGTTCCTCAAACACGCGGTTAATTGTCGCGCTCGTTACGTGATCAGAGAGTGCAACCGAGTTAAGGGTTACGACTACTCCGTTTGATAGAAATACGGCCATCGCCTATTCCTCGCTTTTCTCTGTAGTAGGTGTATTAGTTTTTGCTTCTTTTTTTGGTGCTTCTTTGATCTGCCCTATCTTAATTAGAAAGGCAATATCTTCATCGGTTAGGGTCATTTGTCAGCTCCAGCTCGTGAGTATTGATAGGTCTATAGATGCTGTTAGCAACGTACCGCTCTGTACGTCTAAAGTACTCGGCGCGCTAACAGCTCCAATATTCATTACGATCGATGAGGCTGCAAGTTTGTTAAACACAGCTACGACCATATTTTCGATGCCCTGTAAATTTCCTTGATTATCCAGTAACGGCACACTCATTTGGATACGAAAATTAGCCATAGGCGAAATTGAGTTATACGTGTTATTGCTGGGAGTGATGTAAGGATCTCCCGGCGCGACGATAACGCTGTTAGCTGTAATCGTTGGAGGTGGAAAGCTGTATGTATTCCAGACGTTCGCATTAGCTAAAGCTGCAGCAAGTGAGGCGCGTAAGGTCGTAATAGGTACAGGCATTTAGCCCACCATAGAATTCGGATTTTGATACCCGGCGATGAGCCCTCGGATCTTGCCGATCATCGCGTTACCTAAACGATAGGGGCTCGGGCTAAAGCCGTCGATCGATACTCCGCCTGTCTGTGAGACTTGGCGAGCCTGCCAGATATCTACGGCCAAAATCATCGCGGCCTCACGTACGGCCGGAGTAGTCGCGTAGCTGTTTGTCTTTGTGTCTGCGCCTACAGCTTGGCCATAAGGTAATACGCGCTGAAAATTGACGTTAGCGGCGGTTTTAGCAAACTGGATAAAGCTATAGCCGTTAGGCCAATTAAAATAAGTGTTATTCCACACGATAGACGGTAGCTGCGAGGATGTACCAGCTGACCAAGGGATCGTACCCGTGATGGTGTAAGTGCCGTTAAAGGTTGAGCCGCATCCACTCAAGGTTACAGACTGACCCGTAGTAAAGATCATAGGGTTAGCGACCATCGCGGTAATTACATTATTTTGTAGTGTTACTCCGACTACCGGAGCAGAGGCAAACCATAAAAACTGATTAAGTAAATCTTGAGCAGTTTGGCAAACTTCCTCGACGATGGCAGAGCTGTATAAGTTTTCGATACCAAGGTTAGCGCGTAACTCCGCCTCGGTGACGTATGTAGCTGGCACTTATTTACTCCCATCTTAAAAGAGGCCGGTAGGGCTCAAAGGGCTAAGAGCCCTACCGACTATTAGGTTTTTGGCTTACGGTAGCTTTGCGTACTTAATAATGCCGTATGGCATCTTTGCAATAGTCGCCATAAATCCGTAGATCGCTACCTGTACTTGTAGGTTTGATACTACGTTTACTGACATATAAGCCTGTGGGCTACGGTAGACAGTAAATGCTTCAGGGGCCAAAATGATCGCTGAGTTATCATCGACTGTTGTCTCTGTAAAGTTCTTGTCTACGTATAGATCAAGTCCTAGTACGTTACCGCGAATAGAGCGAGGCCCTACCTGTCCGGCTGCGTTCATAGGTTGGATAGCGTTATAAATTGGTCGCTTTGTAGTATCGGTTGCGCCCATTAGTAGGTTCCATTGTGCAGCGTTTCCGATGTAGTTCTGTGCAAAGTAACCTGTATTTTTGTATACGGCTGCTGCAGCTTGTGAAGTGTAAGCAATAATTCCATCGCTATCGCCTGTAGTAGCTGATGCACTTGTACCAGCTGCTAGTAGAGCATTTACTACCGCTGTATCAATAGTAGTCAAGTAGGAATTTTCGAGCTGCTGTGTAAGCTCAGCATAAAAATTTGGATCCGACCTCTCGAGAAGCTCAATCGAAATCGTGCCCATACCGGAGTACTTGGACACACTTCCCGTTAGATAGCTGGTCTGCATATCTGTATTTGATACAGCGCCGTTTTCTGCTTCTACTGTAACAGTAGGTGCTACGCCTGTACCGCCGCCTGCAGCTGTAACAAGTGATGGCACGTTAATAGTCATACCGCTAGCAGGTAATACTCCCTGAGAGCAAGCATCGATAGCAGGTGTACCAAAACGAGTATTAGTTACAAACTCTTGTAGGTACTGTGTTGGATTAAATGCAGGGTTTGTAGAAAAATCATCTGCTGCAGTTACATAAAGCTTTGACTCATCGCTACCTAGTGCAGCTTTGATCTTATGCTCTGTGTATGTTGCCATAGATGTAATTGGTGTACGTAGTCTTTGAGAGTCAAGGACTGACGGACGAATAATCTTACGAGCAGCTTCGACTTTTTCAGCCTCGGCCGGTGCATCTACCGGGGTTTCCTCCGGTGTATTTTCTGGGGCTGTAGTCACAGCTTCCTCGCTTTCGGTTTCTGTTTCGGTTTCGATCTCTACGATAGTCGTAGAAATAGTAGTTGTTTTTTCTTTTGTACTTGTTGCAGCTTCGATAGCAGCTCTCGCCGCCATAATTTCATCGACGGATGCGCTAGAAAATGCGGCGCTCTCGACGAGCGACACTTCCTTGAGGACGGCAGCCGTGACAAGCAAGTAATCACCCATCGGCTTCGAGGCGGTTACATCCACCCCAACGGATAGGCCGGATACGAGATTTTCTTGCGCTAATACGAGTGCATCTTGTCCTCGAGTGCTACTCGAAAGCTTAAACGATCCGTATACGCCTTCGGTAGAGTCGCTAAAAGAAATAGCGCGACCTACTGGCTTGTCCTGTTGATGCTGCGATAGTAATTTAATTTTTCCTGCATCTGGAATAGCAATACTGCCGCGCTCAAACATTACACGGCCTGCGCTTGTGTGACCGATCTCGCCATATGGTGCAACGAGTCCGGATACGATGCGGCGCTCTGTATCTGCGGCTTGGATCTCTTGACG